CCAGCAGGACACTAGATTCTGTTAGTGCTGGCTGTGAGAGTTGAGAATTGCTTTGAAGGTCATTAGCCAACAAAGCATGTGTTTGCCCTACAGCAGGGGTTGAGAGTTGTGAAAGACTCTGGAGATCATTTGCTAGAAGGGCGTCTGTAGCACCTCCTGTGGCTTGTAGCTGCGTCCCGCCCTGTAGTAACGGCCCCCACCAGATCATTTATTATGCAACCGACCGGATGGACCAGTTGATGGTGCGGTCAGTGCCGAAATTCTTCGTCAGGGTAAACGTCCATCCGTGAAGGAACAAAAGCGATGGCGTAACGTACACAGGCTCAGACTGCGCCCCAGCGAATACAACTTCCTGCACCACGCGCTGCGTGCTGCTTGATTGGACCTTTTCGTAAATTTTGAGTGTGTATTGTTCCGTCGAGGTCAGTGCGTTAAGGTCCAAGAACAACTGATAGATGCCATCCGTGGTCTGTGCAGAGACAGTCGTGCTTGCACTTGGCAAGTCATACTCAGTCGTGCTGATCGAGGCGCTGCCGTTAAATGCTTCAGAAATTGCCATCAGTCGGCGCTCCAGTAAGTAATCCGCAAATATCCATCAGATCCGTCCCCCCCGTTTGCTCCACCACCACCCCCGCCACCTCCAGCCCCATAGCCGGTTGCATTGGTCCCATTAGCGCCACCGTTGCCGCCGTTGCCGCCCTCACCGAAAAGACTGGTTGCGCCTATGCCACCGCCGCCTCGTGATACGGTGCCGGTTGTGTTTCCAGATCCGCCTGTTGGAGAAGTTCCAGCAGTTTCGGCCCGTTGCGTCCAAAGTGCGATGCGGAATGCCCCCGGCATTGACCCCCCGGCTGCGCCGGAAGTGCTTCCGGTTGTGCTTGCGCCACCGCCGCCGTGTCCGCCTGCCATAAACACGTTAAATCCTACCCGTTCACCAGACTGGTTGCCGCCTGCGCCGGGGGTTGTCGCTGTAGCGCCACCGGCGGATCCGGGCGCAATCTTTCCGCCAGCTAGACCAGTGATGCCCGTTCCGGCTGTTGAGGTTGTGCCAGCCGCGCCACCAAGAAATTTGATCGTGCTTCCTGTGTCCTGCATGATCGGAGTCACGACGCCTGCAATTGTCGTGTCACCTCCGGCGGTAGAAGCAACAGTTGGTGTCCCACCTGTTCCCTTAGCTCCAATTGTTACCGTCAGAGATGTGTTTTGTACAACGTCAACCGGAAAATCAGTAACACACATTCCCGAGCCACCGCCGCCACCACCGCCGCTGCTGGTTGCGTTATTAGTCCCGCCCGTTCCGCCAGACCCAGCCCCGCATCCAGTAACCATCAACTGTGCGACGCCGACTGGAACGACAAAAGACCAAGGCCCACTAGGGCTGGCGGTGTCTAGTACCCCGTCTTTTTTGACGCCTGTGCCAAGGATGAATTCTACGACATGCTGTTGTACTACTGGTCCGCCTAGCATTTAGTCTGCGCTCCAGTAGACAAATCGAACGTAGCCTTTGGTGCCGTCCCCGCCATTACCACCACCGCCACCACCGCCGCCCCCCGCCCCATAACCAGTGGCGTTGGTTCCGTTTTGGCTGGTTCCACCGGCATTGCCGCCGCCATTTCCACCATTGCCAAAAAAGCTAGAAGCGCCTGCACCTCCGCCGCCAAAGCTGGTAGTGCCGTCTGTCCCGCCGGTTCCGCCAACAGCCGCAGTCACGCCGCCTTGATCCATCCAGTTGCCCAAATAATTAGCACCTGCGCCACCCCCATTATTTCCTGCCACCGTACCAGACGCGCCTGCGTTACCTCCTCCAGCGCCTCCGCGAGCCAAAAAATATGGACTAAAAAAGCCGAAGTTTGACAATAATGCTAAATAATCTTTTGCATCACCGCTTTGGCCGCCATTGGTTTCGTTCATTTGTGCGCCGAGACCACCAGACCGCGCAGTAGTAGCGGACACCGGCGCATTTGCAACCCCACCACCGCCAAGCAAAACAAGCGTTGTTGTGTTAACATTAGCAACCGCAACAAGTACAGGATCAATTGTTGTTGACCCCCCGTTTGCAGTAGCTGCGCCAGTTGTCGATCCGGCGCTGCCTGATCCGATAGCGATGGTCAAAGACGTTCCCGGCACAACATCAACGGGAAAATTCATGACGCACATTCCTGCGCCGCCACCACCCCCGGCGGCTCTTTGTGTTGACGTAGCTAGTCCAGCACCACCCCCTGCCCCGCCCCCGCATCCAGTGACGTAGAGCTTTGTAGTTCCAGCAGGAACAGTCCAGCTAAAAGGCGAAGCGGTGTCTGACGTATCAACCACGCCATCGGTCTTGATGCCAGTCCCATCGATGAACTCGACTACATGCTGACGCAGCACAGGTCCGCCAAGACTCACTGGTCTACCTCCAGAATGCGGTCGGCATCTGCAGCCGAAATGAAGCCCTGCTGTTGCAGATAGCGCACGTATCGGATCGTGTCCGGGTCGTCAGCAGCGACTTCGTTGGCAATATCGAGCAGCTCGTGTGCGTCAACGATTACCGGGTCGGTCGATGCCCGGATGGCGATGCGCTGTTCAGGCGTGAAGCGACGCAGGAATTCCAACCGGCTGACCGGAACGATCACATGCACATACGGAGCCTTTGAGAAGTTCTGCCCGTCGTACAGATCACCAGGACCATAGCCGCGCAATGCGTCCGTGCGCTCGATGCAGATGTGGTCGGGGTAAAACTGCTGCGCCCTCTGCACACTGTCCGCACAGATGCAGTTGTCTACCTTACCGTCTTTGATCAAAAAGACATCCATATTATTTATACCGAGGTTGCATCACGGATAGCAATGTTGATTGCATCCAGGGTAAAAGTATTGCCACTTGAAACTGCCTGTGAGCTGGTCAAGGAGCCAGTGGCAATCAAAGTGGAAGTGGAAGTTTTGGTAATAGCCCAATAAGCTGCAGTACCGGTGCCACTTACAGTGCCATCAGTGATAGCAGCTACAACCACTTTACGCCCGTCAGGGGTGTGGTCAGCAGGAGAACCTACACTTAAAGAAGTTTTATTACCCAAAGTGTAAGTTGAAGTTGCTTGAGTATAAGTGGTTGGTTCTGTGCTGCAGATATCAAGACGATTAGCATTAGTGCTAACGTAAGAAAGTCCTGAATCGTATACATCATCAATTAGAAAAGCCATTGTTTATGTTTATCCTATGTCAGATTCAACAGTTACTGAATAACTTTGCATTTCGTTATTGATTATGATTAGTTTAACTGAATCAGTAAACGATGGCAAGTAAACAGTTGCATTAGATCCCGTATTAACACCAAAAAGATTATGTCCGGTGATTAGATCACTAATTTGAATATAATATGGGCTAGAGGTGATTGAAGTAAACTTAACAGGTGATATAAATGTTCCACCTGAAGTGCTTACATAGTTGGTTACTTCTCCTTTGCCCTCAGGTAACTCTACGCTATATTCTTCACCGTTGGTCAGTACAAAGACAATCTGACCATCAGCAGCTTCATAAACTTCCTGGACCCCTACACCATCCTCTCCAGGTTCTCCTTTAAGGCCCTCAGAGCCCCGTAGACCCTGTTCACCTTGGGGGCCCTGTAGTCCCCTATCGCCTTTAGGCCCTTTAAGCCCCTGAAGCCCCTGAGGGCCCTGTGGACCCTGAGGGCCTATGACGGTGGAGACTGCTGCTATCTTTGCGTCTAGCTTGTCATAAAGAGCAGCTAATTTAAGATCAACGGAAGCCACGATATTAAGACAAGCGTTCCATCAACATCTGTTCAGCTTGTTCTTCTTTCTGCTTTTGAGCCTTTTGGTTGTCTACTGACTTTTCTTTGATTTCGAGATCCTTTTGCTTCAGGCGTAGATCGGCAATCTTAAGACGCCGTTCAAACTCTTTGTCGTCTTGTGCTCCAACCTGCATATTCTTAGAAGCAACATCAAGCTTTTTAAGTTCAAGTTCAGCAGGCACTGCTTGTGCTTCCACTTGGAGCTTTTGTGCTCGGGCACTAGATTCTTGTGCTTGCGTTTGAAGAACCTGAGTTTGTGCTTGTTGAAATTCAAGCTGTGCTTGCTGAAGTTGCATTTGAGCTTGTTGTGCTTGAGGGTTGGGCTGTGCAGCCTGCTCAATAGCAGCAATAAGTTCTTCACGATTACCAAGGTTCATGTTATCCACGATGGAACGAACAAGGATAGGATACATCGGGGAATCAGGAGGCATGGTCTGAAGCAGTTGGGTGAGCTGAGTCACTTCGTACTCACGGGCAATAATGCCAAGTGAGCTGGTAGCTACAAATTTGTAGTCAGCTACAGGATAAGACTCAGGATCAAACTGCATATAGCGCCATGCAGCTTTTTCAACAAATGGAATCAAGAAAGATTGCTGGAAGTTGATCAGGGTCCGCTTATGCCGCTTGATAATAGCGCCAAGAGACATACTAATGCCAGCAGCAGTAGCTTCGCCGTTAACTTGTCCGGCGATTCCAGCTGAGTCCACCGCTCCTGTAGCCTGTTGAACCATCTGCTGAAGGGCTTGAGCTTGGGCAAAAGTGATTTGGTTAACTTGTCCAAAATTAAAAGGATGAAGGATTTCACGGGGGTCTCCGTTGGTAAGCAGAATTTTACCAGGTCGAATCTCAGGCTTGGCACCCCTCGGGAGCCTGGTGGCGTCCATAGCCATCATCGGGTGTACGGTCAGGCCAAGGGCGTCGATACGAGCCCTAAGCTCAGTATCAAGTGCCTTTTGTGAGTTATAGCCTTTTTCACAAACACCGCGTCCCCAGAAGCGACCAGGGACGATGTCCCAAGGGAAAGCAATTACAGGACGGTCGTTCATCATGTATGGGTTGCGTTCTGCTTTCAGAAGAACACCATCATTAGCAATCACCACGATTGCTTCTACATACATGCTGTTGTTTTCTTCTTCAGCGCCAAGATCTTCGTATTCTTCGGCTTGTTCAAGAAGCTTACGGGGCACAAGGCCGAAATACTTGGTCAGGCGGATCTTGTCGTCGCTGTAAACAGTCAAGTCTTGATCAGGCTCGATGTTGGTGTCAGGACTTGCGTCTGCAATATAAACATCAGCATATACCCCTTGTTCCTGCAAGAGTTCTACCTGATGTCTTGATACAAATTCATCAATAGCACACCCAAGGGCTTCTTCAATTGAAGTAGCAATAGGGTCAATAAGGAAGTTTTGTGGCATGACTGGGCGAAGTTTGACCACAGTCCGGTCTTTGATCGTAACACCAACAGCTTGGAGCTGACCGTCCATCAAAGGCTGTGTTGCAG